CCAATCCAATCTCAGTGGGGGCAGCCGAATCAAGTCCCTCGGCGACACAAAACAAGATTCGGTCCTCCATTAGCAGAAGCTCCAGTTGAAACCCAATTGAGGCAGCCAAAAATTGATAGCTCTGATAGCTCTGATAGCTCTGATAGCTCTGATAGCTCTGATAGTGATTACACGAGACAATCACGACATCGGACAAGCAGAAGATCTCGATACTCCTCTTCCGACGATTCCTCAAGTTCCGATTCCGAAAGCGACTACAGATCCCGACGTCGCGAAAGAAGAGCGAGACGTAGGTATTCCTCTGGTCGAACCCGAGAGAGAACTCAAATTGTTCACAAGAGTATTCACGAGCCTCATATCATCCGAGTCCCAACAGAACAACTGGCAGCTATCGCTCTCAAAGCAGCCTTCGATCGTGGTCAATTCAATGTCAAAGTCCTGATTGAGTAGATAAGATAAGAAATAAGATAAGAAATAAGATAAGAAATAAGAAATAAGAATAAGTGTTTGTTAGGCCCAACCCGTTGTGGCGGGACAGGTGGAGTTGAAGACGCTTAGACTCAGCTATCTCTGAGACAGGTGAAACCCAAGTCAGACGGACTTGGTCAAAAAAGCCCTTATACTGACTTCGGTTGGTATAAGGGCTTTTTTGCGTTCACATGATGTCCTAATCGAATAAAATTGAAAATCCGACTTTGTATTTATTTCGAATCTAAATGTCTTCAAGATTCGAAAGGGCTAATATGGAGAATGATATCCTGCATATCAACAAAGTATTTAAACTAAAACCTTTAAAATGGAGATATGATCACATTGTGAATGAGTATGCCGATAAGCATCCATCTATCACAATGTTGTCTTTAAGAGAAAAGTATAAACAGATAAGAGGGAGTAACAGGGCAAGTATCAGAGAACAAAAAAACATTATCAAACAGATGAATAACGTGTGGATGGCTGAATCGGAAGCTGGACCCATTATCACAGAAGAAGAACTTGATGAGAAGAAGAAACTCCGTGATTATGTGTTTCGTTATTATAGGCACAAATTTAATGAAGCCATAAATGCAGACAACACTATTCTACTTCACGAATCATTTCAGTTATTGCATCTCGTATATGACAATCCTGACGGCATTGATTACCGCAAAAGATGGATTTCTTTAATCACAGCAAGTACCCAAAGCGGAAAGACATTTCTAACAATAGCTCTAAGTCATATCTATACAGCATTAGGATACGACTCTATCTTTATTGTCAAAGATACTAGCCAAAAAACCCAATTCATGAGTAGAAAAATAGACGATTCAAAGGAGCTCCAAAAGGCACTGAAAAAAGCAGGATTTTCCGAAGGCAGCATTAGATTGTTTAACAAACCCCTTTATCACGATAGTTCAATGGGTTCATCAAAAAAGTTTATGAACCAACTGAGAGCAACTCTGAATAGGACGGAACGAAGATCGATAATATGTATCCATAACTACATCCACCTACAGCGTATTTACAACAATATTACTCCCCAAACAAAAATTATTCTTTTTGTTGATGAAGCGCATAAGTTAGGCGCATATAAAAAATTAGGAAACAATACCGAGTATACAACGAGCACAGATAAAGATGAGAATAGTTACGATCGTTTATACCTCAATATTAAAGCATTTTCACATAAAATTTTCCTCATTACTGCCACTCCTCAACGAATAATTATTGCGGAACCAGAACTATACTCAAATGGAATTGTTATTGTCCCCGAAGGTAAAGACTATTGCGGTCTTGATAAATGGTCAATATCTCTCATTCCTTCTCGCAAAGACGAAAAATACATTGAATTCAACCACCCAAATACTGCTGGAAAAGTCATCACTTCTAAAATACCAGTGTCTTTTTTGAATACAATGGCTTCTTTATCTGATCTAGAGCCAATTGAGAGGATAAACAGATTTAATATCCAAGATCATCATCCAATTAATTTGATGGCCAAATTTGAGATTACTAATGAGGGTCAGCATATGTTACTACAGGCAATGAAACCAGACGCCCAAGTATTGAGTCCAGAACATCAAAAAATAATTGACACTAAATGGTGCGTTATGGTGTTTAATATGCACGGAATAAGGTTGTATGATGATTCCTTACGAAACGAAACGATTGAAATTTGTGACAGGACATTTATAGATATATATGATTCAGGAGAATTCCTATTTCCTCGTGATCTTGTACAGATTGAGGATGTATGGCACTGGTTATGGAGCCACGGTGGGGTAAGTAGATTTCCCCGCATGGTTACCTTTTCTTATAAATCAGCAGCAGAAGGAATCACTTTCGGGAGTAAATGGGGATCAACACCAGAAACATGTGGGAACATTCACCTGACTGATATATACAGTCGAATGGGCGAAACAGCATCTGCAGATGCTGTTGAACAATCAAGTGGTCGTATCAATGGTAATCATGGTGACAAGGATATTCGTGGTAATGTCATGCGGGGAACTATTTGGATGTGTTTATCGGAAAAGAAGAAGCTCATCAAGGGTTTCAATCTTCAAAGACAGCAAATTAAAGAAATATGCAACTTAAAATTCGCAGCAAATGATGGTAGAGTATTAGATCACCTTGAAGGGTATCAGGTATTTTCTAATCGGGTACCAAAAAATTATTACGGAGAGATTAAAGGTGCACAAAAAACGTTCATAACTATTTCCAATCCATATGCAAATATAGAAGAGGAGTCGTTCGTTCGTGATAAACGAACGTTGAGTAATCTACAGATGATCAATCCCAATAAATACGGACATAGGCGCCGCAGAAAGCTCATTGCTCGTTTCTTACAAAAGGAGAATGAATCTAAGGAGAATAAATCTTCCGGTGAGATCCTAATCGACAGGGCCAAATTACCACCAAACCGTCGTTATCTATATGATTATGCTGTTGAACATCTCGGCAAAAATATAGGTATGTGGGTTAAAAAATCTGATATTTTTAGGAAACAAACATATCAAAATATTACATGGCATTGGTTTACGAATAAAAAATACCATAAGAATGGTTCGAAAGGTTTATTTATGCGCCAGGTTAATCGATATTACGAACTAAAATATATAAACTAGTTAACTAGAATTTGGGCTAATTATATCTGTCGTATTTTAGTTTTAGTTTCTTCACTTATACTATCGTATAAATTTTTGTGAATGAATAGTTTTTCGATCTTAATATTTCTCTTCCCATGATGTATAACATCGTTTTTACTTTGCCATATCTCTCTAAAATCTGAGGGAGCTTTGTACTCAGAAACAACAACAATATTATCGTTAGACCATTTCCTTATTATACCCCAAAACTCTTTAGAATCAAAGTTAAAATATTTGTTTTGTTTATAATCATTAGATGCATAGGGAGGGTCACAATATACCAACATATTTTTCGGATTGAGAGATTGGTATTTACATGCTTTAAAGTCAACATTTTTGAGCATCTTTGCCATTCTATTAACACTTCTCGCCGTCATCGCAGCAGATTCTACTACTGTACTCTTGACTTTACCGTTTTTACTTTTATTCCGAAATGTCTGTTTACCCCTATACCCTACAAAAAAAATCCCAGAATAACTACATGCTACTCCGATAAAACCGCGTTCAGCAGATGTTCTTGGGTCATCTCTAAGTTCTTTATATTTCTCTTTGCTGCAAGTCATTGGAGGATTCCATCCTTGTTGAGTAGCTTTCCACATTGCTATGACATCTTTGTTTATGTCACGCCCCATAAGTTTTCTATCACCTTTATTCCCAAAATGCTTCATTACTCCACAGAATCCTACAAATGGTTCGAGATAATCTAATTGAGTGGTATCTAATTTATTGAGAACTTTGAATATACGTTTCCCAAGTCTTTGTTTACCGCCTTGATATGACATAATTAGTTAATTATATGCTAAAATTATATCATTAGATTGACATTTATTTTTGTAAATAAATGTCATTCAATATAGCGTACGGGACAACAAGTCCTTTTGAACCTTTCATTGACCTTGGAAATATTGTAACATCATCCACTGGAGCGCCGATAAAGATTTATTCATATTATAAATCGTAATAATAAATCGTAATAATAAATCGTAATAATAAATTATAGTGAAAGTAATTAAACTAGTATGACCAGAACTCTAGATAAAAAATTATGGACAACAACCACTCTTCTTCTCTTAAAAAATCACTTTATAGCAAATTCTTTTAAAGATAAAATCGCAACAGTTTGTGATTTATTAGATTTTCTAATAGAAGACCCTTCTTGGCAAAAAAACCCAGAAACCGAATTACTTATAGTCTCAACAAAAAGAAAATTAAATGATCTATTATCCAACCCGCGTATTGACCCAACAACTAGGGATTATTTCAGACACGTCCAAGAAAAATTAGGATTCTATAGATATTGCTCTGTACTAACAAAAACAAAACATAGGTGTGGAAATAAAATTCGTCATGGGGATTATTGTTACTCCCATTTGAAACAAATCATGAAAAAACAAAAATGGATGTCCCAATTCTTTAATCTACCCGATGATATCACATTTAAAATTGCCACCTTTATTTAAGCTTATTTAAGCTTAAATAATTTGGGTTTGATTTTTAACCCAAATGCATTCTGTAAAGAAAGTCAAAGAATCTAAAATTTATCACGTGTCGCTTGCTTAAATAATCCATATATTTTAACATTATCTCTAGGAGGTTTCCTTAAGTGCCAAAACCTTCATTATGGCTACATTATGGCTACATTATGGCTACATTAAATTTTTTACTTTCTTCTGATTCATTCCACATAATTTGATCAAATTTATTTATATTGATATAAATAAATGTCTTCCGGTGCCGATAAATGGACAATCTCTGTCTACTCAGCTTTATTGGCAATCATTGTTTTTAACCCACTGACTTTCATGCTCACAAATTTGTTATTCGGTATGTTTAATCTGCCAACTTATATCGGCCGTTCTCCTACATGGTTCGGATGGATTCTCCACTGGATCGTATTCTTCCTACTAGCTAGATTGATTATGGAATTTCCCCTGCCTCTACCCAATGGCAAAAAGTAAGATTAGAATATGCTAGAAAATTTCATTCGCTAGTCCCAAACAACAACGACAAATCTTCCCTATACACTATCTCAAACTCCTTTATCAATTCATCAAACTTCGACGGCTTCTTCATCATCGGAATCTTAAACTGATATACCATATATTTATTCACATTAGATGTATATATAGTACCCCTTTCCATACTAATAACGCAATCATATCCTATCAGGTATATGATTCGATATTTCCCCAAAACTTTCCTATACTTTTGATACTGTTTCAAATCAAAATCCTTAAGACCCAACTTACATTCAAAAATCGTATTCGTAGATATATTAATAAAATCAAAAATACATTTCTCAAACTGAAACTGCGTCCCCAAATCCTCCCCATACCTACCCTTCAACAACTTCTCCCAATACGTCTCCTGCTCCTTAGATCGCTTCTTCGCTATATTAAACGACCGAGCTCCTTTATATTCTATTCCACCTTCCTTCTTTATCCTCTCGACAAGATACGGTATATTCGGTAACTCATATGCAGATAGAAAAGTCTTGAACACATCTCTCTTGAGTTCATACTCTCGTTCAAACCTTTTCAACCATCTACACGGAGCCTTAATAGCATACGGATTATCTGTCTCTAAACGGTCTGTTATCTTCTGTTTAAGTTCACCAGCCATCCTCAAATAATACTCATAGCATTTCTTCTCATCTGGAGTTAACGGGAGTCCCACCTCTTCAACTGGTTTAAGATTGAAGAACAGATAACGTTGTAGGAAATCTCCTTCCGAAGGTGGAGTATTACAAAAATATGGGAGAGGCTCATATTCTTGCACCCTATTATGAAGATATGCATAATTTTTTTGAAACCATTCTTGTTTCAACAACCATTCACAATATGAACGATCTTTCAATACGTTTTGTAATGTCTTTCCATTATACTTCCCAAACGTTATGCTATCTCGGGAAAGTTCCCGGGAACTTTCCGGCAGCGGTTCTGGAGATTTTGAAGTCGGGTTTGAAGATAATTTACTCTCTTGTTTTACTTCAGACATTTATATCTCTGACGCTGTGCTTTTAAAACAAATGAAAATCAAATAAATTACATACGTATGTTGTTTCAAAATTTAAATAAATCTGGCTCTTCATTTTATTATAGGTGAAGTAATTTATCGACAAAAATTATTTTCTTACAATCAATAAATGCTTGAATTATCAATTCTCAATTCTGTAAAGGGTGCCGCTCAAAAAGGTAACGGTAACGGTGGTAAAGGTGACGACGGTGTTGCATATGCCATCTCCTTGGTTCTCATTGTTCTCTTATTGGTTTGGGCTTTCTGGAGGGCTCTTAAATGTAGCAGCGCTACTCCCGATTCCAGAGCTCTTCATCTTATGTTTGCAAGCGTATCTCCAGTATTGTATCTAATATTCTCCTACACCGTTTCAGGGTTCTGCGAATAATTAAAATAAACCCTGAAACATGTATTGTTTCCTATGAAATATCTTTTAATTTATTTGAGACATTCTAAATAAATTAAACCTAATCTTTTTCAGGAGAAAATGCTGTATATGTCTCACCATCTTTGCCCTCAACGTCTTCGTAGTACCATCCAGCTTTATTACAAAGCCATTTGACTGTGGCATTTATTTCTGATTGTTCCATTGCATATAACAGTTTAAGATTGACTTTTTGGTTGGCTGCTTTGACTAGATCTTCAAAGGAATATTTGCACGGATCTTTTAAAGAAGTCATTTTAATCCATATCTTAAGGAATATTTTTTTAAATAAATGTCTAATTCATCTAACGGTTTTAAATAAGATGATGCTACTGATGAAGGAAGATTATGGGTCAGAAATTTTTAATTGAAATTTATTTTTAGTTTTAATTTAAGAATAGAAATGCCGTGTGAACACGTTCATGATCTGAATTATCATCCTTATTCTGGTGAGTATGAGGAGGAAAAGAAAATTCTCCAAGACAACGATTTTGGAGTTGAGAATAATATCCCGTATGGAACCAAGGTTAAATTGATGCACTTCCATCCTGACCAAAAGAATTATACCATTGAGTACGGGCAAATATGCGGGTTCTATCCAATGACTGTTATGACTGGTGATATGCCGGAAAGGTTGTACAGTATTAGACTTCGATGTGGTGGTCGTGTTAATGGAGTATTAGCTAGCTATTTAAAGAAAGTTTTGCTCTACAGCGAAAAGGTTAAGGATGATGAGACCGATGTCAATAAGGAGTTAAAGTCGGTAAGGAAGAAAGGATGTGTGGGACTGCTCGGATGAGGCTTGCAATGTAAGGGTAATTTAAAATCGAAAATATATTTCTAAACTGAATATATTTTCGAACATGAGCGATGTCAACAACAGTCAAGAATATAATTGTGGTACTAAAAACCACAATCGTAGTTGGATAATGTGGTTTTTAACACGACCGACTATAAGTACTATAAGTACTATAAAGGATCACAAGATAGGGATACAAAAAAGTGCACCAAAAAAGACCAACCGTGATAATCCCATTTTTTGGGGAAGATAGATAATTATATTCAGTTGATTGACGGTTGATTGATAATTAATTGAAAATTAAAAATTTAGATCCATATAATAACAAACATGATGGGATCTTCCAACAAGAAAAACGGAAGGAATATGTTCCCGTCTGTGGAACGAAAAGATGTCAAAACCTATCTTAACGTAAATGGTTTTGTCATCAATAAAAAAATGCGAGTAACATTTTGCGCCAAATGCGTAAAAATAGAATGCAACTGTTCTAGGGCCAGATACTTATCAACAAGTGGTGAAAACTGGTACAGGATGAATAAAAAGTATTCTGGATTTATGGGAAGGTACAGGATGGTTTTGTATGTTAGGAAAATGGACGCCAAAATCACGACGAAATGGAGGGAAGAAATGAATAACTAAGGCTAAGGATATAACGCAAGAATATAACGCAAGAATATAACGCAAGGATATGCAAAACCCACTTCTGGATCCTACTCGCTTGCTCTCTCTGCAGGAGATTAGGATTTGGTTGTGGGGTTTTTTGCATCTACATAAAATATATTCTGCTTCTATGGTCTTCCGAGTAGTGGGAAAACAAACTTGCGTAGTATTATACTCAAACTTTCCCACATGTAGGGACAATGGGAGAATCTGGATGTATCGTAAATATACCTAGTTTTTCGCACAAAGTACGGTCAAAGCTTACCTTACACGCATTTTATTGCGGAGACTTACAAGCTGTCTGTTGAAAAACTGGGTTCTGCATTCTATGTATACGAGCATACGAGCTTAAGAATATGTTCCCATATTGAGTGGGATTCAGGTTTTATATTGATATGATTATATCAATATAAAATCATGTGCATTGGACTATAATTATCTTACATCCACTATACACATGACCAATTAGTTAATACAACCTAGTTAGGTAGATAAGGTTCTAATTTATCTGAACACGCCAGATTATAAAGCCAACTGTAGTTTTAGCGTCTTGGACGTAATAACGTCATATACCAAACGCTAACCATTCTAAAACTTATTATCATTATTATTTAAAACTTGCTGGTTGTTCCAGTACCAGGCATCTGCAGCTACTTGGTTGCGCGCTCTAGGAACTACACACTTACTATATTAAGAGTTGCATATCTTTAAATTAGGTTATATTAAAATTGAAATTTTCAGTATAATTTTCTATAATTAACAAGTATGACTGAATGGTCAGAACAAAAGCATATTATTGAATGGCGTAATACAGTACAACTTTACCTAGAACACTACGAAGAGTCAAAAATGCTGGATCTGTCAGAACGTATCGAGATCTTGAAAAATCTGTTTAAGTTTCTTTGCGAAGACATTGGATGGAAAAAGATTTCTAAAAAACTTAATAAAATTGTCAGGGAAAAATTACTCTTAATTTTAGAATACAAGAAGATAGGCCCCAAGAACCAGGAATTTTTCCGCAACGTCAACGAAATATTAGGTTTCAAACTTTACTGTTCAGCATACACTGTGCTTGGTCGAAGATGCGCGAAAAGCGTGAATACACGCCGTTACTGCCACATTCACACAAACACATTCCGAAATCGCGCTGTGACAATTTCGGAAACGACTGGCATCCTACCTAATGTAAGCTTTATTATCTCAGAATATTACTATGGAGTTAAACAATAAGTCTATAGACTTAATAGGAGTAATCGATAAGAATATAAGAATATAAGAATATAAGAATATAAG